GCAGTACTTAACATAAAATCATTTTGTACTACATTAACACCTTCATTGTTCATTTTTAATGAACCTAAAGCGCGACTTGAAGTACCTATTCTTCCGCCACCTTTAAGAATACCTTCGGCAATTCTGCCCATAGGAGTATCAAGAATCTTTGCCTTTCCAATCCAATTATTACCTTCTTTTCTTAAGTTAGTAATTAGATGTGAAATTCTGTCAAGATTAATTGAAGGCGATTCAGGATGTCCTAATTCGCCAAATGCAGAATTCTTTTCTACTTTTTCTTTAATATATCGTTGAACTTCATTATCCATAATTGATTCTGGATACATTCTTCCATTACGATTCTTGATATTTGATTGAAGAAATACTCCTTCTACATAAAGTTGTTTACCTTTACCCAGTTTTTCCTCTACAATCATATTTAATGATTCGTTAACTTCCCTAATTAGTTTCATATTAACTTCCGTATACTAATTCGTTATCAAGAGCACCAAATTGAGTGGTCTCTATTTTGCCATAATAACCTGAATTCTTTCTAACTTTAATCCAAATTTCGCCTTGGACTGCCGCAGCAAGTTTATCTACAATAGTAACACTGATAGGATATGTTGCATTGATATTATCAGGTGGGAAATATGTACCCATCATATCAATAAGGTTACCATTATCTGCAAGAGGAGTAACAATACGAATACCATTTCTATCTACTTTATATATAGCACCAGGTTCGCCTGCCCATTGCAAAGCAGTAATAGAAACAGATGGAGTACCAATTATAACTTGTGTAGCATATTGAATTTTATAAGTAGTACCTGCTATAGCTACAGCACCATTTGCAGATAATACAGCATTAGTTGCATTAGTAACTGAAGTGATAAGACCAACATAAACACCGGCACTAGTATATACTTTAGCATTGACATGAACATTAGTATCAAAACTTGTTCCTACACCAACAATTGATGTAGCACCTGTACCTATTGTTACAGTTCCTGCACCAACAATAATATTGGCATAAGGTAACAAATCTGTCGTTAAATTTATTATAGATGCAGCAGTATCTGAACCTGCAATTTTAATAATTGCCTCAGTTTCTGATGCTTTAATAATGGTTTTTGTTAATGCTGCCATCTTTATTCCTTAATGATTACATCGAGTATTTTTAGGAAGTTATCCGAACTTTCTTTCATGAACTCGACAACCTCTACTTTATTTTCTAGTAAGTTATTTATATCTTGTTGGGTTTGAATATCTATTGCAATAACTGATTCATCTTCTAGAATGTAATGTATTTTACCATTAATAATAGAATCAAATTCATTCATTTCACGAATATTAGAAACAACTGGATCAATAGAAAAGGATTTGTCAGAAGCTATTTTAATATACTGTTCGACTATTTTATTCGTGACTTTGATATTATGTTCTTCTTTAATTATGTCGGCAATTTTTAATATATTTTCAGAAAAGAATTCTTCATGTAAATTATTGATAATATCTTTTGCTTGCTCTGAATATTTAATATAATTTTTTGCTTCTGACAAATTTTTAAATTGAGTTACTTCATTATTAATTAGTATATTATTATCATTAGTTCTCTGAATAGTATTACCAAAGTAATGGGCACACTCCTGTATACCCATACCTGATACCGTTTCTTTTAACTTTTTAGAAAACTGTGAATAATACATTAGTCTTTAGTCAATTTGTCAACTGCTTTACCAATACCTTTTTCGCGTTTAGAAGCAATTTGACCAGATTTTGACCATTTTTCGCCTTTACCTAGAGCTTCACCACTAATAATAGCATTTGTAGTAGCTTTCTTAACATAAGAACCTAAAGTCTTTCTGCTTAATTCGTCTAGTTGTTCAAACTCTTCTGACATCATAAAGTCTTCGAGTTCTTCTAAAGAATAATCTTCAAGAGCGAATTCTTCTTTAGTCAGTTTGTCAGTTGCTTTAGAGATGCCTTTTTGTCTTTTGTCTATCTTTCTTCCATGATATGCTGCATTAGCAATATCACTCTTTTCTAAAGAACCTACCATATTAATTCCATGTGATGCAAGTTTGCCAGATGCTTTCTTAACATAAGAACCTAGAGTTGCTTTTGATATTTCATCTAACTCTTCAACTTCTTCTTTAGTCAATTTGCCAATTGCTGTAGATACACCTGCTTTTCTATTTTTTTCTTTTCTCATTGTCTTTTCATCACGAGAATAAGCAAACGCATCAGCATCTCCACGACCTGATTTGAAATTAGAAGCTGCAGTATGTTTCATCAATTGATCATGAGCTTTATTTACATAAGAACCTAGAGTTTTCTTAGATACTTCGTCTAGTTGTTCAAAGTCTTCAGACATCATAAAATCTTCTAGTTCTTCAACTGAATAATCTTCAAGTGTTAGTTCTTCTTTATTGTAAGTTGTGGCTGCAACCGCTCTAGTTTTACGTTTGTAAATACTATGGTCTGCGCCTGATTGTTCTCCTGCTTTATGCAGAACCCAACCAATACCTTTAGGTCTAGTACCTACAGGAACTTTTACCTTTTCAATTGTATCTTCTTCTAATTCAACTTCTTCTCTAGTTAATTTTTTCTTTGCTTTTGCTTTTTCTTGATCAATAAAACTTTTAGTAGTTCCACCTTTAGCATGGTGTTTTATTAATTTATCTTTAAATTTTGGATGTTTAGGATCCCATGTTTCATATGCATCGCTTGAATCATATGATTCATCAACTGAACCAAACATACCTTGAGCAACATCAACTCTCATACTATCTAAACGGTCAGATATTTTACTAGCCATTACAGAGTTAAAACTATCTTCAATTGCTAACGTATCGCCTTCAGCAATTGATAACACTAAATCTCTAATTGATTCTTTCAACATTATTGGTATCCTTAATTATTGGGCACTTTGTGCGTCTTCTGGTACAGGTGGAGGATTTGCTTTATTTTGAGCAGAAATTTCTTTTATATCTTCATCAGATTGCATTAATACATTCTTCTGAATCCATTCAATACTATAATATTTGCCTACATACAAATCAATTTGCTGTAGAGTTACAATACGTTGATTAAGAACTTCACTTTCTTTTAATTCTGAAAAGTAATTATCTTTTTGGAAATCAAAATGAATACTTTGTTTCATATCGAACCATTCATCATCTCGAATGATACCTTTAGAAATCAATTGTATTCTCAATGCATCTACAAGTAGATTAGAAAACTTTTTACGTAATCGTGTAACAAATTTATTAAACTTAACTTCTTCACGAGTAATTTCAGTAGAACGACCTATACTAAAACCTTGAGAAGGTTGTAATCTTCCTAAAGGAACATTCAAAGCTTGATATAATTTACTTTGAAAGTATTGTACATCTTCTATTTGACCTAGAGTTTGTCCGCCTGGTAAAGTAGTGATTTCTGTACCCTTGCCGCCTTCTCTTCTTGGCATCCAGAAATCTTCCATCATAGACAAATGTTTACGATCATCTCTTGTTTCACCAGTAGTAGCATCATAAACAATTTTATTACGAAACTTATTCATAATATCATTTACATACTGTTCTGCTTTTAACTTAGGTAAGTTACCCACATCAATATAGAATATACGTCTTTCAGGTGCTCTAGATATCCGATATATTACTACAGCATCTTCAATCATTTTTAACTGATTGGTAGGTTTAACTGCTTTATGTAGATGACCTAAAGTCATCCCTGAATTAGGATCTATTAAACCGCTTGGGCAATAGATAACTGAATCAAGAGATAGTTTAACACCTTGTGATGTTTGCTCACTAATTCCTTTATCATTATAGATGTAAAATTCATCTATAGATTTAACAACATCAATACCTTTTTCATTACGTTGTTTCATTACGTTCTTGATCTTTCTTATTTTTCTTGGATCAATTTTACGTAATTCTGTAATACCTTTTTTGATATTAGCAGGATCAATTAATACTTGATAGTATACTCTACCATCTATGTACCATTGACGGAAAATGTCTGGACCGAATTCTTCGAAATCAAATAGTTTTAATACTTCTTCGAATTCATCGGTGATTTTTTTCTTAATACCATCTGAAACTTTTAAATTATCCAGATTAAGTTCAATAGATTTATCATCTTCAGTTATAATTGATTCATTAACAATATCTGTTATAGCAGAATCACAATCAGAATATTGAGCAACTTCTCGGTATCGACGGATAAGATCATTTTCATTCTTGACAATAGAATCCATATCAAGAACAAGACCATAATAATTCGCAGCACCTGATGCTGTTGTTATTACAGTACTACCGTCTTCCGAACTTGGTGGAACTACACTAAGCGGATTTTCCTTGACGGATTTCTTCTTACCCAACTCGATACCAAAAATTTGCATATTTTATCTCAAAATTATAATGAAAAATGATTAGAAACTAAATGGAATTGTTCCAACTGGAGTATCAATTGATATGTTAGTACCAAAAGAAGCACCATCAGTATCTGTACCAGTATTTGATGTAAAGTAGTTATATGTAAATTCTACATCAAAAGTTTCAAGTTGGTTTATTACATCAAAGTCTAATTGAATAGGACTAATAGTTGTTGGATATGCATCAGCAAATTTATATACTTTTAAAGTAGCACCATTACGATCTAATTGATGAACTTCTAAATCAACTTGATAATCAGAAGGATTTGTTTTACCTTCAGTTGCTGCGTATCTTTGAATGCCTGCTTGCCAAGATTCAAATGCATTACGTAAACCAAATGTTGTATCATTAATAAGTGTTACATTCCATGGTTGGAAAGTACGTTCTCCTGCAATATTAACAACTCGACCTCTGTACGGAACTTCTACATTTGCAATAGTAGATCCAGGAAGTTGAGCTCCTTTACATAAAAACTGTGCTCTTGATCCTTCAAATGCGCCGGCTGACACATAAGACGGAAAATTTAAATATGCTCTAAATTGATTGGCTCTTGCTCCGCCTCCAATCAACTGAGATTTAAAATCTGATATATTTGCCATTTTTTATTCCTTAGGTGTATGACTTTATATTATTTATAGTTAAAGCTGGGAGTGTATTTCAACTCCCAAATACTAATTAACCGCCAATTTCAGAGAAACTAATACCACTTCTTACTGCTATAAAGTTTAAAGTAATATAGTTAATTGATCGTGCAGGTTTAACATAAATATCGCCTACAAATTCATTACGATCAATTACTTCACCGGTATTATTAGTATCATCACAAATTACTCTAAAATCAATAACACCACGACGACCTTTAACATCTCTCAAAAATGGTTCAACAATATTTTTGAATTGAGCTCTTGTAAATGCATCATTAAATTCGAATAATTGATATTTAGATGCAGTGGCAATTGCTTTTTCAAGGACAATAAACAATCTACGAACATTGATACGATCAAATGCAGATGGTTTTGCCAATAATGTTTTATCACCAAATAATACAGTGCCTTGTCCAGGAAATGTAACTACAGGATTAACACCATTTTTATATACCGAATCTCTATCTATTTTAGATAAATTAGCGGCAAGTTTAACAACATTTTTAACTTGACCTCTATTATAACCTGCAGGAGACCACCAAGCATCATTAGTATAATCAGTACGTGCAGTCATACCGGCGATATCACCATTTAGTGGTACCCAACGATATTTATCATTATAACGATCATATTGATACTTATAACCAGAATCCATAATACCATAAGAAGATGATGTTAATCCATTTCTATAAGCATTAATTTTATCAGTCACAGTAGAACCTGAACCAATAATAGCATCGCCGGTAGATATATCTTGTGGAGATACAAATACAACACAATCTTTACGAACTTCTGCAATATTTTGAATTACATAATTTGCAGTAATAAAATTTGATTTACCTACTGGTATTAAGCTAATATCATATTGACTATCGTTTAAATATAATTCCCAAGATGTTACTGCAAACGCACCATCAGAATCAACAAAGTCATCTAGAGCGCCTGAAAATGAATCATTCAAAGCTCCTTTTAAAGGAGCATATGAAGCACTTGCAACTACAGCAGTACCCCAAGCAGTACCTGTACCGGAAATATTTGCAGTATGATCCATCCACCAAATATATTGTGAACGTGTATTAATTACTTCTTTATAATAGTTAATTGTACCATCATATTTTTTAGCATCTGATACTTTTGAAACATAAGCAAATTTTTCTAGAATTGTACCTTTTATTCCAGAGAATACACCATCTTCATCAATAACAATAATATGTAATTCATCATAAAGAGCATTAGAATTAGCAACATAATCTGAAGTTCCAGGCGCAGAATCAAATTGAGCATTATATGCCCAGTCAGCTTTCAATGCAGTACCTGCAGGAACAGAAATTACGGATCCAGGAGCTTCTAAAGTTAATGAAGTATTAGATTCAATAGATTTAACAGTACCAATAATTACACCAGCATCTGTTTTAAGGATAGCTCCTACATGAAGTTCTGTAACAAACAGTGTACTTACACCAACAACAGTAGTTCCACCAATAGGAACAATACTTGAAGATGTAACACTAGACAAAACTAAATTTTTAAATGTTAGTCTATCCGCCATTGAAACTTTCAATGAATTACCTAAAATACCTGCATATTTTGCTGCCCATAAGCAGTCATATGTTGAGGTAACTAAATCATCATAAGCATCTACATTTTTAATTTTAACAGCAGTACCACCGGTACTGACGGCATTAACTGAAGCAAGAGAATCAATTCTAGATATGTATAGACTGTTTGTATATGACAAAAAGTTTGCTGCAGTAAAAAATGATTCAAAAGTACTATCATTAGGTTTGCCAAATTGTTTTATTAATTCGACTTCTGATGATAATTGTACTGGGTATTCGATTGGACCCCACTGGAACTTACCTGCAAATGCTCCAGTAGATGATGAAACAGCTGGCACAATATTAGTAAAATCTTTCTCTACTATTGTAACTCCTGGCGATAGTGCATATGCCATTTAAATTCTCCTAAGAAATAATATTCTGGGTATACGATGAATCATTTGATTCATTGTATTATTTATAAAAACTAGTATTTCAGAAATTGAGAAGCATAATAGGTGCTTCTAATTCTATTTGTCCATCATCATAAAAACCGAATGGTGTTAATTCTTCTTCAATTAATCTCATTTGATTTTGATACATTATTTGTCTAAGTTCTACGTTATTTAATTCTTTAAAATATGGTTGAGTTGTTAACCATGAGAAAATAACGAGACCCATTACTAAATCATCCTTATAACTATCATCCGCTGCATATGAATCTTTAACTTCAATAAAAGTAGATAGTTCAGAAATAGTATCCATATCATTAATAAGCAATTTATTTTCTACTAATAATGATTTTAAATTGGCACAACCAATTCTTTTAGTTTTTTTATCAGTGTTTACACCTAAATATGGTCTGCCACCAAATCCACCTCCGGCAGATTGTCCTTTATCTAATCCCTTTGGTTTTTTATTTATAATAATCATATTTTCATATTCTAACTCATGATGTAAAATATGTGCCACCTGTTCAGATATATTTATCTCAATTAAAACATGTGCATTATTATAATCTTTTGCTACTTTATATATTATATTTGGAAATAATAAAGGACTTATATGATTATCTTTATACTTAGCAACTTG